GCCGCTACTGCTGTCCGGGCGTTCCCCTCTCAGGGGAACGTAAGCTATTACCTAGTTAAGGCATATAGCTCGGAGACGATTTTCCAGTCGTCTCCTTGGAGATTCCCATCTCCAGCCACCACCGTACTACTCCACGAGGAAGTAAAACGACGGCGGACTTGGAATGTTTTCTTTACCTCAGATCTGAGGTGAAAACACCCGTCCTCTATGAAACCTCCTACGAAGGCAACGAGTAATCCAGTCGGGTTGTAGAGCGCAGTTTTGCCGCGCTTTCCTTCCTCTCTGGACGGGTATTCCCAATGAATCGGGTCTTCCCACTTGCCGTCAACGTCGATCGGTACCTTGAACCGCGTTGGGACCTCTGCCAGATAAGTGTAGAGTATACACCCCTGACAGTTGTCTTTCTTGCGATGCAAGTAAGCCGGCGGATAGGCGCACTTCACTCCTTCGGAATCACCAGCTTGCCACGGAATTGGGCGGTACTTTACCCAACTCAATAACAGCTCGATGACCCTAGGAAGCAAAACGCCCGTCCTTACCGACCACCGTGTCAAACGGTTGATCGTAGAGTAAATGTTCGCTGCACCCTTGAGGGACTTGACGTACACGCCACGAATATCATGGCCGCGCAGATAGTCTCCCCCGCAGGATTCACGAAAGTAGCCAGCCGCGAACGACTTTTCAGTGTTCACGAGGAAGCCAAACATTTCAAGACAGCGGGCGACAAAATGATACGCATCAGTTTTAATGATGATGTCATCGCCGAAGACTGCCCAATTTGTAGGCCCATCCTTGTTACGCCTTGGCTTAATGCCCAAGACGCGATAGCATGCTACCACAAGAGAGCTGAATATAAGTGTCTGTAGTGGGAACGTAAAAGCATTTCCCATACTTGACACCATGTGTAGCTCCAGCTGCTCACCGTTCGGAAGTTCGGTGAGAGGGCTGCGTGAAAGAACCAACCACCTCAGTATTTCAGGTGGTAGAATTTCTCCGAGCAATTTAAGCGACACACTGTCTGACGCACTTGATAGGTCAATGGTCGAATAACCACCACTGATACTACCAGTCTGCGCCAGCCGTCTATTGAGCTCGGGCTGATGAGATAGATTGATTCCAAATTTCCTCACCAACACGTTCTCTAAAACGGCACCAACACCTTTCTGAACAAACATGTTCAAGACAGGCTCGGTACAGATACTCCTACTAATCTCTTTAGTTTTAGGGACGTAGGATAAACGGTTGCCTGGCACCACGCGGCAAGCCCCATAATTGTGGTACCTCTGCATTTCTGCAGAGATCCACGTGGGGTTTGATCGAATGGCCTGTCGGTATAAACCGTAGAGCTCGCTAGATGTACTGCTGAGGCTGCTGTCAAAGAGCTTCGTATAGAAGTTATAACAAGCAACATCTACGCTAGCACCTGGACCAGTGATTCCACCCTCCAAAAAATCGGAGAAAGTGTAGTTGTGGTCAGGACCGCTGAAGAAACAAGACTCAATAAGGCTTTTGACCTCACCAATGACCTGTTCCTCCTGTGTCGTATTTGCTTCCAGGTTGAACGTCCGGCACCTTGAGTTAGCAGTAACAAATAGCTCAAGGCACTTTTCGTCGGCATCTGGTGCCTTCTCATCTTGGAATTTCTTCCAGAACGAGCGGCGAAGCCATTGACGGCACGCGGCGTCTATAGTCATGTCAGAAGTTAACATGACGTCGACGTTTTCTAAGTCGAGCTGCAGTGCTGTTTCAAGTTCAGCGTAACTACGCATGAAGATATCTCCAGTAAATCTGGACCATGCATTGAAACTCAAATCACACTCCCGCCAAAGGACGCGGGTTCAGCAACTGAGTGCATGATCCAGCCAACCAAACTGCGGAAATAAGGGCTTCGCTTTCGCGATTTACCCTTACATAACACCACTAACTGCGGAATCCCCGAGAGCAGCACTAAGCTGCCAGAGGGCCCCGATGTGGGCGGCGATCGCCGCACGCACGTTAGCGTTGTCTGCAGTGTCCGCGCCCGCTGGGATGTCAAAAGTAGTACTGACATTCATCAGCGAGAACGGTTGGCCGGCGAGAGGCGTCACACCCTTGCGGGTGATAGCCTTCCACTGGTTCTTGGGCACACTGGCCAGAAGGCCAGTAACAGGGTTAATCTGACCGAGAGCCTTGAAGGCCTTCGGACGGACGAACGTCACCGTGAAAGGTGATGCCACCGAATGAATGGTGACTCCTGTTTGAGTGCCACCCAAGGCGGAAACAGCAACCTGCTTACCGTTGGTGTCGGGCGCAATGTCCGTAACCAGGGTATAAGTAGGCGATGTAAAACCCGTTTGGGCTCCACCCGTTAAGGGTGAGGATAGCGTAAGTCCTGCCATTATAAAACTCCTAAAAGGAGAAGAAGCCAGGCGCGCAAACCAAACCACCGAAGGTGAT